CTATTACGAATATCCACCTGAAAGCATATAACATATACAATAAAAAATTAAACAATTAACTTTGAATTAACTAATTAATTACTTATATTATAATTAATAAATAAACATAAATTAACAATTAAACAATTAAAGGAATAAACTATGAGTTTAGATTTAGATGCCATTAAGGCAAAACTTAACCAATTAAACACGACAAGCGACAGAAAAAATAATTATTTCAGACCAGAACCTGGCAAGCAAAGAGTAAGAATTGTCCCTTACGTTCACCGCAAAGAAAACCCTTTTCTAGAAATGTATTTTCATTATGATATTGCAAAGAGAACTATGCTTTCTCCTGTAACATTCGGTAATGCAGATCCAGTTGTAGAGTTTGCAGAAAAACTAAAAAAGACAGGCGACAAAGATGACTGGCTAATGGGCAGAAAAATTGAACCTAAAATGAGAACTTATGTTCCTGTTATCGTAAGAGGTAAAGAATCAGAAGGAGTTAAATTTTGGGGGTTTGGAAAAACTATTTATTCTGAACTATTATCTATTATTGCAGATCCTGATTATGGTGACATAACTGATTTAATGAATGGTAGAGATATTGATGTTGAATTTACACCATCAGAAGGTCCAGGCCAATATCCAAAAACAGCTATTCGAGTCAAACCTAATACGTCTCCTGCAACAGAAGATAAAGCAATTGCAAAGTCAATATTGGATCAACCTCAAATTACAGATTTGTTTCCAGAGCCAACATATGAAGAATTAGAAACAGCATTACAAGAATGGATGAATCCAGAAAATGCTGACTCTGATACTACTTCAACTCAGAACTCAACGACAACAAATACATCGACTACAGAAACAGTAACTAAGAAAACTGATGTAGCAGAAGCATTCAACGACTTATTTAACGATTAATAAAGGACCAGTTATATGGCAAAGAAAAAGAGCGAACTGGAAGATTCTTTAGCTTCAACTCTCGCAGATAGCATTAATAAACAATTTAAAGGGCAAAATTATAAATCAGCATTTTTTCTAGATGGTGATGAAGATGCTCCTACAAATGTTAACGAATGGGTATCTACAGGATGTTCAATGCTAGATCTAGCTATTTCAAATCGTCCGAACGGAGGTTTTCCTGTTGGTAGAATTACCGAAATAACAGGACTTGAGGCTTCAGGTAAATCCTTATTAGCAGCTCATACCTTAGCAGAGACACAAAAGAAAGGCGGATTAGCAGTATATATTGACACAGAGTCAGCTAGTAGCGCAGAATTTTTAACAGCTATTGGCGTAGATTTAAAAACTATGCTATATGTTCCATTAGAAACAATTGAAGAAATATTTGAAACTATTGAAACAATTGTTGAAAATGTTAGAAAATCTGATAAAGATAGATTGGTAACAATAGTAGTAGATTCAGTAATGGGAGCATCTACCAAAATTGAAATGGCAATGGAATATGATAAAGATGGATATGCAACTTCCAAATCTATTATATTAAGCAAAGCCATGAGGAAAGTTACCAACTGGATAGCTAGAGAAAGAATATGCTTAATTTTTACAAATCAATTAAGAACTAAATTAGGCGTATCATTTGGAGATCCATGGACAACAGCAGGCGGTAAAGCATTACCATTTCATTCATCAGTTAGACTCCGTTTAAAAAATACCGGAATGATTAAAGCTCGTGTAAATGGAGCAGATCAAGTAGTTGGAAATAAAACCAATGTACACGTTGTAAAAAACAGAATGGGTCCTCCTAACAGAAAAATTGATTATGAAATATATTATGATAGTGGAATTGACAACTATGGTGGTTGGCTAAATATTATGAAAAATTTCAAATTAGTTTCTCAATCAGGAGCTTGGTACTCATTAGACGATATTGATCCTGAAACTGGAGAAATTCTAGATACTGTCAAATTTCAAAGTAAAGATTTTATAGAAAAAGTAATACAAAATTCAGAAATGAAAGACAGACTATATAATAGAATTTGCGAAGCATACATATTCAAATATCGTGCTGGTATCGATGGTGGTATTGACGATGTTGTAGTAGAAGAAGAAGTTGTAAACGAAGAAGCATAATGAATAAGTATCAAGAGCTATTTAAACAACTTCAAAAAGAAAAAGAAAGTATAAACCAGAGTCCTGATGATCATATTATGATTTTTGATGGACTCAATACTTTCATTAGATCATTTTCAGCAACTCCTTCAACTAATGAAGATGGTGAGCATATAGGAGGTATAACGGGATTTCTATATAGTATCGGTAAATGTGTCAGAGATTTTAAACCTAGTAGATGCATTATCGTGTTTGATGGAGTTGGTGGATCTAAGCGAAGAAAAAAAATCTATAAAGACAATCGAGCTAATAAAACAAGATTACGAAGACACGATCATCATTTTGCTAATATTGAACAAGAGCAAGAAGCTATGCGGTATCAGTTTAGCAGATTAGTTTCATATTTAGATGCATTGCCTGTTACATTCTTATCTATGGATGGTATTGAAGCAGACGATACCATTGCGTATATTACACAAATGTACGAAAATAAAAGTAAAAAAATTACAATAGTATCTACAGACAGAGACTTTTATCAATTGGTTAATGAGCAAATTCAAATTTGGTCTCCAATAAAAAAGAAAATGTATGATACACAACGAGTATTAACTGAATTTGGTGTACATCCTAAAAATTATGTAATATACAGATCATTTACAGGAGATAAGTCAGACAATATACCTGGCGTTCATGGGATAGGACCAAAAACATTATTAAAACATGTTACTAAATTAAATTTAGAACAAGAGTATGAATTAGATGACTTATGGAAAACATGTAATGATAAACTAGATGAGTCTAAGACATATAAGAAAATATTAGATAATCAGAACATTATTTCTGATAATTGGAAACTAATGAATCTAAAACTATTAGATATTCCAGCACAAACAAAAAGTAATATTAGAAAAATAATGGAATCAAAAATATCTGAACTAGACAAGGTAGAATTTAGAAAATTGTTTATGGAAGATAAAATGTGGTCCGTTATGAAGAATATGCCAGATTGGTTAAACAATACATGGCTATCATTAAGTGCATTCGCACAAAAAACAAAATAATTGGATTTACTAATTATTTTTTATATAATAATTTATGACAGATAAGTTAAGTGAGTACGGTTGGTCTTTTCAAATAAAAGTATTAGCAGCAATGTTTGTTGATAGAACATTTCTTCAACAAATTGCAGATATTATTCAGCCAGATTATTTTGAATCAGATGCAAATAGCTGGCTACTTGAAGTTGTATTAGATCATTTTCGAGAATATAAAACACCTCCATCCAAAGATGTATTAAAAGTTAAAGTTACTGAAATTGATAATGACATACTTAAAACATCTGTACTAGAACAATTGAAAGAAGTATTTCGATTTATGGAATCGGATGATTTAACATTTGTAAAAGACGAAATACTTAGATTTTGTAAGAATCAAGAAATAAAACGAGCTATTATGGATTCTGTTGGATTACTCAAAATGGGTAATTATGATGAAATAAAAAGTAAAATTGATTCTGCAATGAAAGCAGGTGCAGATACAGATATTGGTCATGAATATAAAAAAGATGTTATTGCTAGATATAATGAAGCAGCTCGACACACTGTTACAACCGGCTGGGATGTTATTGATGATTTAATGGATGGTGGATTAGCTCCTGGAGAATTAG